GTGGTTTTCCTGACTCGATATGTAAAGTTGTGTATCAACCATATCAGTTCTCTTGGGTTAAACAACTTAAGAGTCACCTACCAAAGAACAAAGAAGCTTATGAACAGGCTAAATGGGTAGCATTAAATGTACTTAGTGGATCATTTAAAGATCCAACATATGGTGCTACATACTATCATGCAGAGTATGTGAAACCTTACTGGAAAAAACATTTTAAGAAAAAAGTAAAAATTGGAAGTCATATCTTCTACGGCCAATAGGGGCTTGAAATACCTACACCCTCCAGGGTACTCTTTGCTTAGCTCCTCAGGGGGTTAGGTAGAGGGTACTCTGGAGGGTTAATTCTTTTTTTTTTACCAGGGGACGCTTAAGAGAGACTACTGTCAAGAAGGGGATTTAGGGGTAGTTTAACCTTAAAGAGTAACCTTAGAGCGGTAGCATTAAAGAACAAAATGTATGTATCGTTATTATAAATGAATAAAAATAAAGAGAGTTACTTTAGAGCGGTAGCATTAAAGTTACCTTTAAAGAAAGAATTCTTCTGTAACACTTGTGTTGATGTACTATGATTCGTCATAGAGTGTATATCCCGGTGTATATAGATCACAAATAAAAGAAAGACAAAGATGACTGAAGACACTAAACAAGATGTCTCAGACCCAACTGTTAAGGACTATAAAGATAAAACGACTTATGGCCAACGTGGTGGGTTGAGACCCGGACAAGGCCGTCCTAAAGGCTCTACAACTATCTACTCCAAGGATTCTGTAAAGAAACTTCAGAGTCTTGGATTTGATCCTATTGAGATGATGGTTAAGAAATATTATGAGGTTCAGGAGACTGTCACTAAGATGGAAACCGGACAAGTCCGTTACTCAGCTGTTGCTCTAGCTAGCTTATTGAGCATTCAAACGAACATTATGAATACTCTCATGAAGTACGGTTATCGTGCTGTTCCTGAGAAGACAGAACAGGTTATTGAAGATAAGAAACCACTAAAGATTGTGTTTACAAATGAATAAAACTGTATACGATTTCTGTGGTGATTAGTTTTACTATTAGGAAGTATACAATTTTATGGCAGAGATTAAATTACACAAAGGTCAATCAGAGGTCTTAAGATATCTGTTTAAAGAGCCTACAGGTGTTCGATATGCAACTGTATGTGCCTCACGAGGATTCGGTAAAAGTTACACTGCGAGTGTAGCTGCTACAATGGCTGTTGCAGAGCTTATGAATATGCCTGATGATATGCCAAATAAGAACGTCTCATTGATCTGCCCAACATACCAACAGGCTTGTGATATTTACTTTCCTCTGTTGGCTCATACGTTAGGACTTGATGAGTACTCTGAGAAGAACTCTTTGGCTTCTGGAACATTCTGGTTTCCCGGTAATGTGAAGCTCAAACTGTGGTCCTATGAAGCATCTGAACGTATGCGAGGATCAGGTCAGTACTTTGTTGTTGCAGACGAGGTGGAAGACTGGACAGGAAACCCTGGATTGAAAGAATCTTGGGTGTCTGTAATTCAGCCTACTATGACTACTCGTTGGCCCCGAAACCAGTAGGCTCTTATCATTGGTACACCTAAAGGTGATAGTCACTTCTATGACATGACCAACTATGGCTCTACAGATGAACGTTGGAGACACTTCCACTACACCTATAGAGACTCTCCATTCTTGTCTGCTGATGAGATCGAAAGAACTAAACGGTTGATCGATCCAATTAAATTCCAGAGAGAATATGAGGCTAGCTTTGAAGATTCTGGTGCAAGAGTCTTCTACACATTCGATCGTAAGAAGCATGTTACAGGTGACTTACCATACTTCACTTGTGACTCTACAACTAAAGAGGACGTTCATGTAGCTATTGACTTTAACATCGGTATTATGGCTGCTGTAGTGTTTGCCGTAAGAGCCGGACAGGTTCACATTTTAGAGGACATGCAGAATGTTCTCGACACAGAGAGTCTTGCAAAGAAACTTAAGACTCAATTCAAAGATAAAGGACATCGTGTATATGCATACCCAGATCCTGCGGGAAGAGCTAGGAAGACAAGTGCTGTGGCAGGAGCCACTGACTTTAGTATCCTTGAGGGCTTTGGTATTATTTGTAGAGCGCATAAGGCTGCTCCACCAATCATCGACTCTGTAGCTGCTGTTAACCGTAAGTTTTTAAATGCTAATGGTGATGTAGATATGTATGTCCATCCTAGAGCAGAACACACAATCAAGAGTCTTGAGAGAACAGTATGGGTTGAGAACAATCCGAATACTGCTCAAATCTCTAAGGCAGATAATATAGAGCACTGGACAGATGCACTACGTTATGCAATCGAATACTTATTCCCTGTACGCTCTGGCACTAAGTCAGTTAGTAAGGGTTTTATGTTTTAAATTTAAAGGAGGTTACTCATGGCAGTAACAGTTGGTGGAACGTCCATTACGTTCAATGATGGTACTACTCAAAGTACTGCTGCGGGTGCGGTTACGACTACCTCAGTGCTAAATGCTGTTGCGGGTCAAGCTATTGGTGCAGTTGGTACAGTGGCTGTTTTACTCAATTGGTCAACTAGCGACTTTCAACCCAATTCAACAGTTGCAGGTAGTAGTCTAGGTAGAAGTACAAACCAAGCAGCCCCTTTTGGTGCACAAAACTCATATTCTACTACATTAGGCACGGCTCAGTCAGGTACTTGGAGAGCTTTATCTTTTGGTAGGGGTAGAGGTTCTTTTCAAGACAAAGGCGGGACTGTATACCAGTATGTGCCCGGATTGTATTTAAGGATTTCATAAGGAAAAAATATGCAAGCTCATTTAACATCTTTAGTTAATCCTCGTTGGGTTAATTCGGAACACACAGCAATTGACTGTGAAATAACAACAAGCCAACTCGGTGATGAAGTTTTACCCTTTACAGCATCAAAGTATGATGTAGAGGCGCATGGTAGGGGTATCTTTGAAGATATTGTCGCTGGTAAATACGGTGAAATTGCAGAGTACATTCCAGAGCCAGAGATCACTGAGAATATTACTATTATGACTGCGATGTAACTATGTACAAATTTGATAGCTTTAAGTTTGACTGGTTGAAAGTCTACGTAGCAAGACCTGACGTTGGGTCTCTATGGAAGAAAAAATTCGAATCTGGTGTTACACCTCAGAATCAATTTTCTTTGAATCTCTATACTTCAGGTAAATTTGAAATCAGTACAGAGAGTACTAATTTTTCTCAAGTATTAAACGTAGGTGACTCTAACCTAGATATTACATTAACAGAATTCCCAACAGAAGGTCTTGTAATAGAAACACCAATAAGTGGGCCTGCATGTCGTATGTGCTTGTCTGTAGATGGCGGTGGCAAATGGTCTAGAGTTCGTAATACTATGTATGCTGGTGAGTCCCTTGTCTTAACCACAGGGCAAATCGCTGCAGTAATTCCAAAGACTGGTTGGGATGGTGTAGGTACTCCAGATATAAGGTTAGTAGAATCAAGCAAAATTAGTAAAGATAGTTTTGTCTTTATACTGAATCGTCTATAATAAAAAGATCACCTACCTTAGGTCCGTTGACGTAACGGTTAGGAGAGCAATCTCCGGGCGTCCCTCGTAGTTGTAGCGAGGTAACAAGAGCCTAGATAGCTCTAGATAAGTTTGCCAAAGCTTATTATAAATAATAACGTATTAATCTGCGGTAGATACGAAAAGGCTACTCTGGAATCGTAACCAGAACTAACAATAGGAGAACAGATGAATATAATGTTTGCACCATATAGTCGTACTTATGTGAGGCTTACTCATATACCTACAGGTATAACAGCATCATGTGATGTATATCGTTCTCAGCATCAAAATCGTGATGCAGCATGGAAGCAGCTAAAGTCAAAGATCTATGCATTAGGCTCTATAGAACAATCAGAAGTACTTGTACATTATGAACTAGAAGAGCCATACCCAGATATTTTAGCGGGTAGGGTAGTCACCACTGCAGTCTCATAAGCTCGCAGCATCGGCAGTTCGAATCTGTCACCCGCTTCCAAGTAATTACGCTTAAGCCTCTGGTGTAATACTACGCTTAAGTCTTTTCAAACACCCTACCTTAGGTGCCGTTGATGTCACGGAACAGGCGTCCTATGTAGCACCC